CCTGCTCTAACGGCTGCCCCCAGTTCAGCTCTTGCTGCCTCTTGCCGCCTAACGATCCCCCGGCGAAGATAGTTGCTGCCTACAGAAGTGTTCGCATAAACGCCTTGAGCAGTAGAAGCCTGCCTCGCCATGTCAGTGACATTGCGATAACTGCCCGCAATTCCGTCTAATTGTTTCTGTAAGTTATTGACTTGTCTTGCGTTTTCCGCATACTTAGACGAACCCTCGGCTGTCTCAGTATTCAGTTCGTTCATTTCGGCTTGGAGCTGACCAATAGCTTCGCGCAGATTTTTTTGATTCCTGACCGTATTGCCGCTGGCCAAATCTTTTACCAGAGCAGCGCCTAACCCCTGAGCAGTTGCTGTTGCCTCTCGCTGCACCTGTGCAATACGCAACGCAACTGCAACATATTGATCGCTTGACCTAACAGTATTTATCAACCGATCTTGCAGTTCAGTGAGCTTTTGAGAAAAAGCAGCAGTGGTAGCCGGTAGATCGCCTAACCGCTGGTCGAGTGCATCTATAGGGCCAAGCTCTGTGTTGCCTTTATAGATTTGAGCACCAGCTCTTACTGATCTTCTAGCCTCGCGAGCAGTCTCTTGAACACCTAGTTGCCTTCTTCTCGCTATTGCTGCAGTTAATTGATTTTCTTTCTTCGTAAGTTCTGAAGTAGCCCTACCTTTCTCACTAAGAGCTAAGACTTCACCTCTAACAATTTCCTCTCTTTCTTTTGCAGCTTGAGCTTGTTTTCCCGCTGCAGCTTCATATTTCGCCAAAACTCCTGTGACAGAAGCAGCCCTAGCCCTGTTTCGGCTTGCGTTTTGTTCTAGTGCAGCGTCAAGTGAGTTGACTTTTTTTGTCAGCTCATCGATCTCTTTTGAAAGCCCAAAGAATGCTTGAGAGTCCTGAGACGCTTGGTTCCTTAACTGCTTAAGGCCGTCAATCGCTTTTTTTATTTGCGCCGAACTAGAAGAAGCAGCAGACCCAATTTCCAGTAACGCGGATCTTTGCTCTTCTATCTGCCTGCTAGACCCCTTAAGGGTTAGTCCTAGATCTATAATACTTGCACCAAGCTCGCGATAAACCTTGCCGCCCATAGCGGCCTGTTCGCGCAAGCCTTCAAACGCTTTGATCTGACCTTTTATTGTCGCTTCACTATTACCAACTTCTTTTGCAAACTTAGCAATATCTTTAGTCGCCTGAACAATATCTTTATCAGAAAGCTTTGTCTGTTTTGATAAATCCCGGAATGATCTATTTAGCGCCGCAAGTCTTTCGCCGCCCTTAATGCCGAGCTCAATGGCTATCGGTTGAACAGTCTTACTTGCCATCTTTTTTGTTCAGCTCAGAGAGTGCAGCAGCTTCCATTACTTGAAGGCTCTCCAGCATCTCACGGGGATTCTTTACATCATAAAGGGACATCAGTCCTGACGCACCTAGCAACACCTCATATTTCAATCCAACGTAACCTCCCATCGTTACAGTCCACTGCGTCTGCATTCGCAGGAACATCATCAACGTATCCCAATTCTCTTCCCACACCTCAAAGTGCTCCTCTTCAGGAGCGGCTTGACGCTGCGGCTTCAATCCAAATGCCGCTGCGTCATCACTACTTTTGTCCTCTATCCTTTTGCCGCCATTCGCCCAATACTTGACGGCATCTTTTAGTTTCCCAGTTTTGCGCCTTCAAAAGTTTCGGTGTATGCCTTCAAGACACCACGAATCCAATACGGATCATCGGCAAATTCTTTCATTGCTGCCTGGGAGAACGGCAACGGTTTGCCGTCTTCGTCTTCAATTCCCTCCCATCCGGTCATGACTGCTTTGAGCAAGTCAAGATCACCCTTGTCTGCAAGCTTCTGGAACTCAGAACGTGGTACGCGCTTGAACACTGCGTCAAAAGTGGATTCATCAAAGACTCCACCATCAGCAGGCTCTTCCACGGTTACAGGCCACTTAAAAGTTTTGACCTTTTTCCGAACGAATGCCATTGAGTGAATTTAACTGCAATTAGCTTACAGCAATAAAAAAGGCCGTGCTCTCCAACACGGCCATTGCGCTTTTCTCCAGAGGGCTTGGCTCCCTCAAATCAAGTGTACACCAAACTGAACTCGTCATTGCCCGCTGTTGATGGAATCGCGGTGTATGGGATGTTCAGCATCGCAATGCCGTCTTGATCCCCGTAGCTCACGTCTCCAATATCGACTTGGGTGCTAGCAAAATCAACAATGTTTCCAGCCGTGGTGCCGTGCTGGAACGTCAAGTTACCCAGCGTGCTGTCAGTCAATGCAGCGGTGAAGTAGTCCTTCGTAGCGATTGAAATCATTTCAATACTCACAGAACCGCTTGCGTTGCGATCAGTAATGATCACTTCCTTGTCGCAGCCAATCAACTCGCGATACACGACCGTGTTGCCGATGTCCATGCTCAACGACTGCAAGCAGCCAGAGTAAGAAAGCAAGGAGAAGGTGTCTGTGTTGCCGTTCTTGAAGATCAGCGGTGTTGCCTGGTTTGCGTAAGTAACGCTCGGCAGTGCTGAATCATCAGGAGCGTTGTAGATACCCGTCATCGTGAAATCGATGGAGGGAATCTCGCCCACAGAGGTGTTCAGAGTAAATGTTCCTCTGGCACCAGTCACTTTGTGGCGAACACCATCAATGTTGTAGTGGATAGTGACTGAACTGAATGATGAGCTAACTGGCGCATACGTTACTGACGTACCAGCAGCAACAGTTTCACTAAGGCCGCAAGCCTGCAGTGCCTTGCCGTACTGCGGAGCAGTGCCAGCAGTGCCAGAGCCAGCAAGCTCAACACTAAAAGTACACTCAACGCGAGTGTTGGCAAGCAGCTGCTCAGAAGCGCCCAAATAAGGACGGATCAGATCGCGATTAACGACATCACTCTGCTGTGGAGTGATGTTCAAGTCCCTCACCAAAACCGCGTCGGTTCCGGTTGGAGTCGGATCGACTCCGTAGCTGGACTCTAGTTCCACCAGGATTAGTCGTTTCCGTAGAAGAAGTGGTGCCATTTTCTTGTGGGGGGTCGGCGGGAAGTGTTCGCTTGATCAGAGTGCGTTTTCCGGTTTCTGGATCGATTAAATACGACCCACCTTGACCGCTGTACTCGTCTTTCATCGTAATCCTTGCGACTGCTTAAACCTTAGTAGACAGTAAGGTCTGCTACCTGAGTTCTGTATTTAACGTCGTACTCATTGGAAAACACACCAGCAGGTTGATCAGCATCAAGAAATTCAAAGCTTGTTAGAACAGGCTGCACATCGATCGCGTATCCTCCAACTGTCAGATCAGCCATAAGCTTTGAGTGCATCGATTCAATTACTGAATCAGCATCCGTATAGGGAGTCGTGGATCGAGTAATTACGACGACCCTTACGCGCATTGTCCAGTCAAGCTTTGGCAGTGATGTTTGCTGCTGCGCAACGTCATTCACTGGCTCGATGACGATCATTGGAGTCTCAGCCCTTGCAGCCGCTGCCACTCTTGACCTGTACACCCTCCCACTAACGCCAGCAGTACTGGCCAGCGTCGTAGCAATCTGTGACAGGATTTGTTCGCGTCTAGTAGTCATCAATCACACATCACAGAACCTTGGAACTCTTCGCCATTACCTATATTGCTCACAGTACACCGGACATAAAGGACGGGACTGTTGGAATAAAAGTGGGCATCAGTACCGCTACCAGAGTGAGAATGAGACTCAAGCTCGAACCAATCAGTCCCATTCAAAGAGCCTTCATCTATAACAGTTATATTCCCACCCACAATTTTATGAACAAACACATAGTTCACACCCGCAAGCTTTACCGCAGGAGTTGATCCATCAGCAGTGAGAGGATCCCAAAAGTAAATGTTCTTGGAATTGTCTGCGAAGTAGCCGATTTCAACAGTCATCAATTCTTCATCAGCATTAACTCAACGAATTTCCCATCGTCGATGAGGTTCGCGCTTCTGACAGTGTATTCGGATCCATCAACTGATACTGAATCGCTGTGCAGCAAACCCCCGAACTTTGAAGATTCACACGTCAACTTATAATCAGTTGTTAGAACAACTCCGTCAGCAATGATCTCGCTTGGCATGTCCAATATCCCTAGCCCTGAAGTGGACCCAGCCGTAACAGGAACAGCAAAATCAGCACTGCTCAAAAAAACGCTTAAATCTTCAGCAAATGCCATGAGAAAAGCCCGGACAAACCGGGCATGTACAGCTATCAGGCGTACTTCAAAGCACCAAAAGCATTGACGCTATAGGTGTGAGTTGAAGTGGATACTGTCGAAACAGCTTTGATAAAACGCTTGGCGCTCCCCTTTGGGAAAACAAGAGTCTGCTTGCTGGCGCTTGTGCTTACCTGAGTAAACGCAGCGTCGGTAACATCAGAATACGTTCCGCCGGAAGTGTCTGCAGACTGAATCTTGACATCCAAAGTTGATGTTCCGCCATTCTCGACATCGAGAATTACGCAGATGTCACCTTCGTAGTCATTCAAGTCAACAGCAGTGCCGTTAAGTGCAGAGGTGCGTGAAGCTGTTGGTGCTAAAGCAAAGTGCGAAAGCTTTTCCAGCCCAACAGAAAGAATTGTCATTGTTGTTCTCCAGGAGTTTTGGAACGTCCTCTTTTCGAGGGGGTCTTGGGTGGACAAGTGGGGGCCGCTTCGGGATGAGAAGCAACTTCCTTATCAACTGCAACTTTTGCCTTGTCGCTATTGAAAAGAATGTTTGCTGTCTGCTGATCAACTTCGATAAAAGAGCCTGCTTTCACAGGCTCCCCGTTGATCATCACTCCACGTGTGATCTCAACCTTCATGTTAATTAGCTAGCGAAGCAGAAACATGCAGGCTGTTTGACACCGAAGTCAACGTCTTGCAAGGCAATAACGCGAACGGTGCCAGCAGTTGCTCCAGCATAAGGATCAACCGTGAGATCCAAACCTGACCACATCCCCATGACGAATTGCGAGAAATCGCCAAACAGAGCGTCATTGTTGAGCAACTGGTTAGAAACGATTACAGGGTAACCGTTGATTTGATCTTCTTCGTAAACGAAATCACCGCTGCCAGCATCTTTCTTGGTTGACTTCAGAGCGCCGCGAGCAGAAGCGTTGATGATGTAGCGCATTGAGCCAATGTCACCATTAGCCGCTGCAACATCAGTTTCAAGAGCGATCATCTCTTCAAAAGTTCCGAAACCTGTAAGGGTCTGAGATCCAATACCACTGACGTTGGTCAGGCCCTGAGGCTGGTTAGAAGAACCGGTGCCGTAAACAGCAGCGCGGTCAATCTCAAGTGCAATAACGCGAGCAAGGTCATTGCGGATCATGCCTTCAACGTCAATGCTGCTTTGAAGCAGAAGACGACGTGAGTAGTCAACAAATGCACCCACCGTCTTAGGTGTCATGTTGACCTGATCAATTGCCTGCTGGGACTCGGTAGGGGAAGAATTCTCGCCAACCCAGTAAGCAGTGCTCGCGCTTGTCTGGCGAGGAATTGAGACATTGCCCTGCAGCCCGGTCAGCATCGTGCATCCAGCCTGTGAAATTGACAGGCGGTTGCGAAGAAGATCGATGAAGCTTCCAGCCAGAAGCACGTCGTCAACCAAGTCACCACCAGCTGTAGGTGTACCTACAACCAAGTCGCGACGGAGGACTTCATTAGGAATGACGATGCCGTTTGAAGAACGCTCGTACTTCTTGGCAGCAGCCTCGCCAACTTCAATTTCAAACGCTGCATCGCGACGAGCCTGAGCATCACCCTGGTTAGAGAGGTAGTTCAGAGCTTTGACGAAGCTGAAGCTACG